GGCGATCTGCCGGGGATAAACGTGACCGGCAACCTGTGGACACCGGGAGCAGTCGCCATGGGCGGCCCCGGTAATGTACCGGGCAATGTCATTGGCTGGTATGACCCTGAGACGGGAATGCACGTTCACGCTTTTGGTGGCGCGAATGTTCCGACAGGAGAAGGCGGAGTACCACAGGAACCTTTCGGGTTCGGCGCGAATCCATACGGCGTTGGCTCAGGTAACATGCCTACTTGGCCCGGTAGCACGCCGTTCGGCTTAACGAGTGTAAGTGCACCGTACCAATCCCCCGGCGCGAGGACTCCATCCATGTACAGCGGACAACCCGGTGGGTTCAACATACCGGGCGGCATTGGACTAGCAGGATTAGGAATGGGCAGTCACGGCGAAGTTTCTTGGGATTACTACGGGCGGATGGGCATGTTAAGGTTGGCGCAGCATCGTGACCCATCACTAGGCTTTGCTGGCTTTGGTGGCTATGGTCGTTTTCACGGTCGTGCGCTGGCTGGCGTGCGTGCCGGATTTTTTGGAAGGGGCGCGGGGGCTGCATATCTCGGTGGCCGTGGGTTTGGTCGTCCAGTTGCGCATACGGCGATCAATCCAGATTTTCCTGCACGTCATGCATACCACCAAGGCGGTATCGTGGATTACTGGTCGGCCATGCAGAGCGGCGGCGTTGTCGCTCCACACGAAGGCGTATTTACGCCGCAGCAAATGGCGCGGATGGCACCTGCCGGAAACGTGAACAACACGAGCATCAGCGTGACCGTTAACCACATGGGCAATACTTCATCGACGAGCATTCAGACCCAAGGCGGCGGTCTTAATGACGCCGATGCACGCGATCTAGCCCGAAGCGTGGCGGCCTTGGTCGATGCTCGAATTGCCAGACAGCAACGGAGTGGTGGCAGCTTGTATGCGCCGCGAGCAGGCTAATGAACACGTTCGACCCAACTTGGAAACCGACGACGGCGACGCAGCAGACTACAACGCCGCGTATCCTGCGGGCGCAATTCGGTGACGGCTACAGCCAAGTGGAACTGGATGGCATCAACGCCATGCTGCGCAAATGGGAGTTGGCGTGGGAACCGATTCATGTCTCCTCTGGTGCTGCTCCGCCCACGCTTGCGGCCATTGACGCGTTTCTGCGGGCGAATGCGGGCTTGCGTTTCAACTGGACGCAACCGCCGCCGTGCGATGGTGAAGGAGTGAAGGTATTCCGTTGCTACGAATGGACGTGGACTTATAGCGGTGGATTGGTCTGCGGCATTAAAGCCGTGTTTGAACAGACCGCTGAATCGTAAATGAACACATGAAATTATGGCGACAACAGCAGAACAGCGAAGTCGGCAACTAGACCCCGGCCCACTCATCACTCTTTACACGCTGACCCCGAAAGGTGCCGCCCCGTTTTATTTCCATGACGGCATTTCGCAGGGGAACAACAACGTCGTTTTCGCTGGCAAAACGTATGTGCCATACCCGATCAAGGCGGAAGGATTCGAGTGGAGCACCAAAGGCACAATGCCGCGCCCGACATTCACGGTGAGCAACATCGGCTCGGTGGTCAGCGCGTTGCTGCGGGAATACAACGATTTCGTCGGCGCGATGCTAACCGTGACTCGCACGTTCGCCGCGTTTATTCAAGGCGGCAGTGAACCGAACCCCAACCAGCATTTCCCGATTGAGCGATACCAAGTGCAGCGCAAGACCGCGGAGAACAACACGGTCTGCACGTTTGAATTGTCCATGCCGATTGACGCCGAGAGCGTGGTGCTTCCGCGTCGGCAGATTTTGGCGCACACATGCATTTGGGTATATCGCGGTGCGGATTGCGGCTACGCAGGTGTACCGAAACAAGATCGGTTAGGCACGACTTTCGCTACCGATATTGTTGACAAAGGCCAATGGGTTTCGACCGCCACTTACGCTTACAAGGATTTCGTGTGGGTGCTGGACAACGGCGTGCGGGTGTACTTCGTCAGCAAGGTCAACGGCAATCTTAATAATCCGCCGAATCCCGCTGGCGCAACGGATGACGACTTCTGGTGGATGGATTTTTGCCTGAAACGGCAGCAGGACTGCGAGTTGCACTTCGGTGCAGCCAATAATCTGCCTACGAGCGCATTTCCCGGATGCTATAAAATCAGTTGATAGCCAATGGTTTACAGGAGAAAGTTATAGTGGACATCTATCAGGGCCGCGACGAAATCAGAGCGCACGCGCTGGAAGAAGCAGGCGGCTCGATGCCGCGCGAGTGCTGCGGACTGATCGTGCGCAAAGGGCAAAAGCAGCAGGTCGTGCGCTGTCGCAACGTTTCCACTGAGCCGCATCACACCTTCCTGATGCCGCCGGAAGATTTCAGGAAAGCCGAGGAAATCGGCCCGCTGCTCGCGTGCTATCACTCGCATGTGTTTGACAGCGCAGCACCCAGTGACGGCGACAAGACAGTCAGCGAAGCGAACAAGTTGCCGTTCCTGATTTACTCCACGATGACCGATATGTGGGATTACTACGCGCCGTGCGGCTGGCGGGCGAAACTGGAAGGCCGCCCGTTCTTCCACGGGATTCTGGATTGCTACACGCTGATGAAGGATTATTACGACGAAGTTTTGGGCATCCAGTTAGAGGACTTTCATCGCGAAGATGACTGGTGGAAATCCGGCCCGAACCAGAAAAATCTGTATCTGCAACATGCTGAGAGTCAAGGGTTTGTGCAAGTGAAGCCACCTATCCATGTACACGACATCATTCTCATGTACTGGTTGGCTGACGTTCCGAATCACGCGGCAGTGTATTGCGAACCGGGATTGATTTTGCATCATCCGCCGGGGCATCTTTCACACAAAGTTTGCTACGGCGGGTTTTACATGGAACACACGCACGGAATCTATCGGCACAGGAGCTTGTTATGAACGACCCAAATCTTACGGACATTTACCTTCATGGCGCACTCGGCGAGGAGTTTGGGAACCATTGGAAGCTTGATGTGCAGTCGCCCGCCGAAGCGGTACATGCCCTAGCGGTTCTGCGGCCCGGATTCCTGCCCGCAATAGAGCGATTAAACGCCGTAGTGGAAGGATTCGTAGTTCAGGTGGGAGATCGGCAGATCAGCGAGGCTTTGCTTCCATTACCATCAGAAGGTCAGCGTATTGACATAACGCCGATTCTGCAAGGTGCGGACACGAAAGGTATCCTGCAAATCGTGGCGGGCGTTGCCTTGATCGCTGTAGGAGTTGCACTCGCCTTCACCGGGGTAGGAGCGTTTCTTGGGACGTATGCCGCGACGATTGGCTTGCAAGTCGGGTTACTGGGGGTTGCTCTGGCATTAGGTGGCGTGGCGCGGCTGATGATGAGCACGCCGGGACTCGACTCAAAGGATGAAAAGAAACAACGGGCCAGCTACGCATTCAGCGGCGTCGTAAACACCAGCGGCCAAGGTCAGTGCGTACCCGTGTTCTTCGGCGAAATGATTATCGGCAGCGCGGTGGTGAGCGCGGGGATGGAATCAGCCGATGTGCAGAGCACGGGTGGCTCCGGCGGGCCGGGTGGCGGCATCGGGTATCAACCGGGGCCGAATGAACCGCCAATAACTCCATGATTGAAGCACCAGAAGAAAAATTCCTCCAAGCTGTGCCGTTGCGTGGCGCAGGCGGCGGCGGCAAGGCTGGCGGTGGCGGCGGTTCGGGAGCGCATGAGGACGCCGACACGCTGATTTCCAAGTCGTATGCGCGTGTGATCGACCTGCTTTGCGAAGGGCCAATCCAAGGCTTCAAGCATCCTGATCGTCCCTTGGCCGACATCATTCTGGATGGTACGCCCATCGAGAACAGCGACACGGCTACATACACCAGTGACGGTAGCTGCACGCTCAACTCGCCGAATTTTCATTCAAATGCGCGGTTATTCCGAAAAGAGGACAAGGGAAGGTACGTCATCAGCGACCATTTCCCGCCCTATACGGCGGTCAAGGATATTCTGAACCCGGACAACAACGGGCAATCACACTCGGTAACGCTCACGCAGAATGCCACGGCCAGCGGTAGCGGATTGACTTGGACGATGGGCGGCTCGCGTAATTGGAAGAACTTCTGGTATTACTATCGACCCGGCACTCCGAACCAAGGGCCGATACCGGGATTTCCCGCAGCCGAATCAGTTACAGCCGTCGGCGTGCAGGTGAAGAAGAATTTCCCTGTTACGCGCAGCATTAGCGACGATCAAGTGGACGCGTGCATCGTCAGTATCAAGCTGCCGCGCCTAGAGAAGCAGGACACCACCAACGGCGACCTTCACGGCACGCATGTGCGCATCCAAATCTGGCTCGTGGTGAACGGCGTCTCTTGGTACAAAATTGAGGACGACGACATCAAGGGAAAGTCGTCCAACGGCTATATCCGCTCGTATCGCATCGAGTTGTCCGATTGGCCTGTTAAAAACACGGATGGCTCGACAAAACCGTTCGACATTCAAGTCCAGCGCATCACCAAGGACAGCACCAGTCAGGCGTTGATGAATGATACGTGGTGGGACAGCTATACCACGATTGTTTACGGCAAATTGATGTATCCCAACTCGGTCGTGGTGGCGACCAAGTTTGATGCCTCTCAGTTCGGCGCGATTCCGGTACGCGGCTTCCACATGCTCGGCCTGCTAATCAAAGTGCCGATCAACTACGACCCAATTGCGCGGACTTACACAGGCACATGGAACGGCACGTTCAAAACGGCGTGGACTGATAATCCGGCGTGGTGCTGGTTTGCTATGGCGACTCAGCCGCGTTGGGGCTTGGGGTCGTTCGTCAACGTCAACGACATCGACAAGTGGACACTGTACGAGATCGGCAAATACTGCGATGAAATGGTACCAACGGGCTTCGGTGGTACCGAGCCACGTTTCACCTGCAACCTGTACATGCAGCAAGCCAATGACGCTTACAAGGTGCTTGCAGACATGATGGGCATTTGCCGAGGAATGGTGACGTATTGGAATGGCGTGCTCATGCCAGTGCAGGACAAGCTGGAAACGGCAACCGAGTACCGGATGTTCACGCCAGCGAACGTGATCGGCGGCCAGTTCAATTACTCCGGCACGGGAATCAAAGCGCGACACAACGCGTGCAAGGTCAGTTGGAACGACCTAAAGGATAACGGCAACCTGAAAGAAGAATATGTAGAGGACACTGACCAGATCAGGGAATCAGGCTCGATCAATCTGCTAGAGATCGTTGGATTCGGGTGCTCGTCACGCGGGCAGGCGCGGCGTTGGGCAAAGGGCGCGGTGTACATGGAAAAGATTCTGACCGATACGGTCACGTTTCAGACTGCATTGGAAGGATTCTTCATCACGCCGGGGCAGATCATCAAGATTCAAGACCCGTTCCGGGCAGGTGCGGTGCTTGGTGGCCGAATACTTGCTGTGGATACGTCTGGCACGAACACGGTGCTGACGGTAGATCGGCCAGTTGACGGGCGCGTGTTTTTCGATGCGAGCTTCATCACGGGCGGTACTCAGGTCACAAGCCCCACTGCCGCGTTTGTTGCCGATGATGTGGGGCGCATTATCGGTGCGACAGGACTGGCATGGCCGACGCGGATAGCGGCTGTAATCAACGGCAGTACCGTTACAATCGACACGCCAGCCGTAACAGGCCACAGCAACGTGCCATGCTACATCGGGTGGAAACAGGGCGTCAGCTACCAAGTCTCCACATTCAGTCCGACCGACGGTAGTACGCAGACCATTGGCGCGTATCAGTACTCGTACAACGTCGCCTCTGGCGATAACATCATCCAGTGCGCGGATTTCCCGGTAGTGCCTGAGAATGAAAGCGTTTTCATGGTAACGCAACCTGACGTGTTGGAACCCGCCCTGTTTCGGGTGATCGGCGTCAGCGCGAAAGATCAGAACATCGTTGATGTAACCGCGCTGGAATACAACGAATCGCTCTACAATTTCATCGACTTCAACGAGCCACTGGAAGAACCGCCGATCTCGACGCTGCCGCCACCCGACCAAGTGCTGCCAGCGTCCAACATGCGCTTTACGGAAGTCGTTAGGTATGTGCGCGGCAGGGCTGAACTCGATCTTGACGTTAGCTGGAATCAATCGCCTGACCCTCATCTGGCAAATTACATAGTGGGCTACCGGGAAGGCCGCGTTGATGATGACGGCGAGATTGGTTGGGGCAACTGGCGGTTCCTGCAACAAAACCTGAATACGCTGGCGACGATTCCCAATGTCAAAACCAATTACGCCTATGACGTGCTGGTCTATGCGATGAACGTCCTTGGCAGGCTGAGTCCGCCACTGGAAGGGTTTCACGGCGTCGATGCGTTTCTGCCGCCAAACATTGTCGGACTCGAAATCTCAGGGCAGGCTAACAATCCGTTCTTCAACACGGTTGACGTGACCTTTGATTGGCGTGTAGCAGGACAGCAAGGGCCGCAAGAACCAATCGGCGGCGGCGTCATGGTGAACGGGATGCTGATTACGCCGAACTACGCGGTGAGATTCTGGTTGCCGGACGGCACGGCATTAACAGAAGTCCATATCATCCCAGATCAGCACTACACGTTCACGCTGGTCGAGAATCTGACTGCCATGCGCGTGCTCTACGGTCAGAACGCGTTACCCGCGCCGTTGTTCTGGATTGAAGTGCGTGCCGTAAACGAGTGGGGCGAAGTGGGGCATCCGGCCTATTTGCAGGTGCGCAACCTTGTTCCCGACAGGCCAACAGCAGCGCAGGTGATTACACTGGAACAGGGCGTTGCGGTCGAATGGGACAACATCACCGACGAGCCGGACTTGCTTACTACGCTGGTGTATTACAACACCGTTCCGCTCGATCAAGGCGCGACCTACATCGGCAGCACGAGTTATCCGGGCAGATACTACGTGGCACAGGTGGACAACAGCGCAACGCTCTACTGGTGGGTGGCGCACATGGATTGGTACGGGCAGGAGTCCACCAAACGCTTTGCTGGCGCGAGTTGGCCTGCCGGACAACTGCGGCCAGTGCGCATCATCCCGCCAACGGGCTATGCGCCGAGCGGGCAGGAAGTCACGCTGGTTACGGTCGAACAGGGTGCGCAGATCATGTACAGCCAGCACGTCGGCGGGCAAGGCGGCTGGACACGCTACAATCCTGCCGCCAAGCCGACTATCACCGCCGCAAACAACTGGATGTTCGCCTACGCGCAGAAGGGCGGCTACAAGAGCGTGGTTGAGTTCGCTCTCTATGTAATCGGCACGGGATGCATCACGCCATCCTTCGATCACTTGAACGGCACCTATGAAGCGAACGAGCGCGTCCAGCAACAACTGATGGTCACAGTGCAAACGCTCACGGCTGGCGCACAAATGCGATGGACGATAGGGACTGTTGCTGCGCCGCCGCCTGACCCGACCCCTACCACTGGCAATCTGATTAACGGCTCATCCGGCATTCTACACATCCCAACGGGCGACGATCAGGTAATCAAGATCATCGCTTACAAGGCTGGCATTGCCGATTCCTACATAAACACGCTCACGGTGACGGTCATTCCGTGGGGTACGCCGCCGCCTGTACCGGATTTCAGCCCCGGTGGCGGGCATTACGCGAACACCGACTACCCGATTCCGGTGCACATTACCGATGATGATTTGGATGCGATCATTTGGTACTCCATTGATGGGCGGCAGCCATATATCCGGCTTGATGCGCCGCCGCGAAACGTCGTGTTCATCCGTGAACCGGGAATTACCCTGCGTGCTCGCGCAGAATCACGGGGGGGATTTCGGTCGGCGACTCGCAGCGATCTGTATGATCTTTTGGCTCCGCCGGACAAACCGAGATTTAACCCGCCCGAAGGCTCATTCCCGACGTTTCCGCTCTCAGTGACTATCTCTGCGCCTGCTCCCGCGCTCAGGGCTGCCGGAACACAGATTCGATGGACGAACAATGGCAGTACACCCACAGCGAGCCAAGGCACCCTGATTGCTGGCTCAAGCGGCGTAATCACCGTTCAAGCTGGGCAAACGATCAAAGCGGTTGCTTTCAATGACGCGCAAGGCGTCTCGGAAGTGGCGACTGCCGTTTACACGCAACTAACAAAGGTTGCGGCCCCGACCTTCGTTGTTACCCAGTCGCAGAACGTCACTCTGCCGAACAGGGTCACGATCAACTGCGCAACCGTGGGGGCCACAATCATGTTCACGACCGACGGTACCACGCCAACACAGCAACACGGCACGAAGGTAACAGACGGCTGGAATGTGAACGTGGCGTCAGGCACGCCCGTTAACGCAATGGCTTACAAGGCCGGAATGGTTGACTCAGACCTTGCGACGATAACGCCGGGAGGATTGCCGCTCGCAGCCACGCCGACTATTACGCCGAACGGCGGCGCGTTCGACACGTCGCCGCAGAGCGTGCAGCTTGCGTCCACCACTCCGGCGTCAACGATTGTCTATACGCTCGATGGGTCGCCACCGACACGCACGAACGGCACGCAGGTTCCCTCCGGCGCATTCGTTAGTGTGGATTTCGATTGGGCCGGAAAACGGCTGCGGACAATCGCGTTCGCTGCGGGTTATTCAGATTCTATCGACACCCAAGCGTTCTTTGAACTAAACCAAGTACCAGCAACATAATATGCAAATCTTTTCCGGCTCAGTCTCAGTCACCACGGGCAACAACAATGTAATCGGTAGCACGGACGCTGATTGGACTGACGTGCAAACTGCCCTCGGTATCGGCAGTCCTTGCCTGTTCAGTGTCGTCGGTCAGCCTGAGATTCCCTACCCGATCACCAGCGTCACGCCGCCAAGTTCAAGCACATCGGGCAACTGGGAATTGACGCTCGTAACCAATTATGAGGGGGAGACAAACGCCGCAGCACCGTACGTTATCCACAAGGATTTTACGCCCAAGATGGGGCTGCCGCTTTTCAGTGCGGGCGACTCGCAAACCGCGCAAATTATCAATCGTGCATTCACTGCCATTGACCAGTTAGGCGACGCGCTCTGTGTTAGCCGCGCCGCGCTGGCTGCCGATGTTCCATTGAACACGACGCTTGTCGAAATACCCGATCTTACGCTGTTGCTTTCGACCTTCGTGCCGTATCGGGTGCGCTACGGGCTGATAGTGCAGTGCACTGGCACTGGCACAGGTATTTCCGTCCAGCAAAAGATCAGTCTGCCCGCATCCGGCCTCGTAAAAACATACGCCGCGAACTTGCGCGTACCAATCGGCACTCCTGCCGCTGGTACGGCGAATTTCGCTGGCCCACTTTATATCCCCGGCAGTTTCGGGCCGGGGGATGTTGTTTCAAATATCGCGACGGCGACGGCAACGCCCGCAGCCAACACGCAGTTCATAGCTGAGATTGAGGGCGCGATCACCGTGGACGGTGACGGTTCGCCACTGCGATTGCTGGTCGGTTCAAACAACGTCACCAATACGCTGACGCTGCTCGCTGGCAGCTATGTCGTGCTGGAAGAACTGGAAGAAGGATGAAATGGCCGTTGATCCCCAGCACCTGACGAATGTCATCGTCTCCAATGACGACACGTACACCTACTTCACGTTCCCCGGTGGCCTGAACGGATGCGACGATCTCGTCATAAAGATTGCAGGCGATCTGACGGTATTGCTGCCAGAAGGCGGCGGCGCGGGCGGTGCTGGTTCGGGTAAATACGGTGAGACACCCAGTGGCCTAATCAATGGCTCGAACAAGGACTTTACCACGGCGGCAGGCTACGTTGCGAATACGCTCATGGTTTACTTGAACGGGCTGCGACAGAAGCGCGTGGATGATTACACCGAGACTAGCTCGACCACATTTCAACTTGTAAACGCGCCGCCATCAGGCACAACATTGACCGTGGATTACATGCAACCGTCGCCCGCTTAACGAAAGGAACTTCCCATGCCCACTACACAGATTTGGGGCAATACGCAGATCAAAGGGCTGTCGATTTACGACGCCCAGATCGCCACCGCAGCAGCAATCGCCACGAGCAAACTGGCTGACGGCGTACTGTTCATTAAGAGCGACGGCACCGTGAACATGGGGGCTAACCTGAACATGGGAACGCCCGGCACCAATAAGATCATAAATCTCGCCGACCCGGTTAATCCGCAGGATGCGGCGAACCGTCAATGGGTGCTGGCGCAAATGGCGCAGGTCACTAACAGCGCGTTGACGGCGCGGGTAGCGACCACGGCCAATATCACGTTGTCGGGTGCGCAGACCATCGACGGTGTATCAGTGGTGGCTGGCAATCTCGTGCTTGTAAAGAACCAGACTACGCCGTCACAGAACGGAGTTTACACCTGTGTTTCGGGCCCTTGGACGCGAGCAGCGGGGATGGATACATGGCCGGAAGTTCCCGGCACGATTATCAGTGTTCAGGAAGGCACGATCAATGGTGATACGCTCTGGCTGTCTGTAGCTGACGCGGGCGGCACGATCAACACAACGTCAATCACGTTCACGCAGATACCGGGGCCGAGCGATGTTCAGGCAGGCGCGGGACTGACACGAACCGGGCAGTCAATCGACGTTGTAACCGCAGATAACACCCTGCAAATCAACGCGGATTCGATGCAAGTGAAACTCGATCCAACGCGAGCGATCACTGTCACCACGTCCGGCATCGGTTGTAATGTTGACGGAACAACAATCTCAATTGCTGGCAATAAACTACAGGTCTTTCCAAATCTCTATATCGCGGGGAGCAACTACATCATCCGGGAGACGCCGGGGGGGCTAGTGAATGGGTCAAACGTGACTTTTACTCTCTTAAACGCGCCCAACCCGGTTGGGTCTGAAACGCTTTTTCTTAACGGCCTCTTGCAAGAGCCGGGGGCCGGAAATGATTACACCATTTCCGGGGCGACAATTACAATGGCCGTTGCCCCGCAGTCCACCGACCGACTTCGGGTCAATTACATCAACCGATCTGTTGCCCCCAGTTAAACATGCCTCTTACACAGATTCCAACCAGCCAAGTCAAAGACGGCACGATCAATCGTGACGATTTGGACGTTACGACTGTTGGGAAAGCGGTCATTCGCAAATTAGCCTCTGGCAGCGGGCTTTCGCTTGCCAGCACTGGCGTAGATACGGGCACAGGCGACGTAACAGTCAGTGCACCGAACTCAGCAAACTGGGACACTGCGTTCGCAAACACTCTGAAATGGGACGGCGGTTCTTCGGGATTAAACCCTGCGACGGGGCGCACCAGCTTGGGCGCGACCGCGCTTGGCGGGAACATCTTCACGATAGCGAACAATGCGCTGGGCGTGACGGGTTTCATGCAGATTAGCAACGCGAATGTTCCCACGCTCAAGAATGCGGCCAACACATTAGCTGATCTTGGCGGCGAACCTGCACTCGGCAATCCAAGTGTCAGCGGCTACATCTTGAGTTCAACGACAGCCGGAGTGCGTTCATGGATTGCACCGCCATCCGGCGGCGGGACATTGACTTTCACGGGCGACGTAACAGGCAGCGGCACGAGCACAATCAATCTGCAAATCGCCGCCAACGTGATTACGGCTGCCGAGATTGCGCCAAACGCCATCGGTGCGAGCGAGATCAACAATACGCAGGACATGGCGTTTGCTGCGTTGCAGACCATCACGATAAGTGACGCTGGGACGACCAATGTCGTAGGCAACCTGCGTTATAGTCATGCAACCAGCGGTGTGCCGGGGGTAGGGTTCGGTGTATCGCTTTCTTCCCAGCTTGAATCCACCGCCGGGTCGATGCGTGACGCATCCCAGATACACACACGATGGACTGACGCGACCGACGCAACTCGGACTGCTTACATTGATTTTCAGTTAGTGAACAACGGCGTGCTTGGTTCAGTCGGAAAAGCCACGCCTACAGGATGGGACATCAAGGGAACGACCAGCAACGACAGCGCGGCATCCGGTTACGTCGGGCAGATCATTGCGAGCGCGATCAGTTTTGCATCCCGCATCACGAGCGGAGCCGTCAACGTAGCCAAGAACCTTACCTCAATCTCATTGGCCGCTGGTGATTGGGATGTGCGTGGAATCGTCGGTTTTTACATAAGCGTGGTAACCAATGGAGCCGTCCAACTAACGGCAGCGATAAGTAACACCAGCGCCACGATACCGGATGATGGCGAGCAAAGCCATAGCACGATGAGTAATCCAACAACCGCAACACTGGCAATGACGCAGTCATGTCAGCTCCCTGAGAGACGGATAAGCCTAGCCGCAACCACCACGATTTACTTGGTCGGACAATGCAGCGTGGCAGGTCAATTTTTCGGCTATATTGAGGCAAGGAGGCCGAGATAACTATGAACATCGAAGAACGCATCACCAAACTAAAAGCACAACTGCACGATCACACTCAGCGGCATGACGCGCTGATCGCAGCACACAATCAATCCGAGAACGAGTTCCAACAGCGGGTGATACAAAGTCAGGCTCGCTACCAGCAGATCGCCGGAGCTATTGCCGAATTGGAACTCATGCTGCAAGAATCAGCCGCGAATAATGGCGAACCGCCAGCGGACAGGACGAAGCGAGCTAGGCTAAACCGACCGTAATGGTAGAAGTCGTTACAGCACTGGGTTGGCGGCGCACGGTCAAGCGGACGCAGACAGGCGATCTGTCCGCACAAGAGATTCTGGATCACATGGAACTGATCAATGGCAGCACGATACTGGAAGGAATGACCAAACGCGCGTTGGTAGCAATGGCCTTGGTGTTAACGGAGGATGGATGGGAAAGACTTGGCGACCGCAGCAAATTAGGTCGTCCAACTGGCAAGGCAGCCCAGCGCGAGGACGGCGCGTTTGAGCGTTCATTCGAGAACGGCATCGCGATTTTCGTTCCGGGCTTCCAGAACAACGTGCTCGTTGAATTTGATGAGCCGATGATTCCGGCGTCTGTGTCCGAAATTGCCACTACAAACAAAGCAGTGATTCTGTCTCCCGGCGGGGAAATGTTCTTGAAACCGACTGAGGATTCCGGCACACTCCCGCCGAGTTGAGCGCAACCACCCTCCTTCTGGTCAACGCAACCTGCTCGTTCTTCGGGGCAGCAATTGGCGCGTTTCTAGGCGTGCGTTCGTGGCACAAGCAGCAGGGTTCCATCGAAGAAATGGAGGAATGATTCTACGACTCGACCTGCGCTCACGCCCCACGACAGAAATTGTGGTGTTGTTGCTTACCATGATGATTTGTGTCGTGATGTTTGTGATTTGCTTGGGAACTATCGTCGCCAAAATTTGGCGGCCAGAAATGGAAGTGGGCAGGGCAGCGGAAGCGGTCAACAACATGCTTTCCACGATCATCGGTGCACTGGTTGGCTTTATCAGCGGACGCGCTTATGGCCGACGCGAGGAACGCGACATTAAAAACGGAGAACCACAAAAATGAAAGAACGAGCCAAGGCATACATCAAAGCGCACCAACTCCAAGAACTACTGACGATTGGTAACGTCACCATCTACACCACGGCCAAGGGCGATTACGTCTGTTTCGTGAGCGATCTGGACATTTGCAACGACGGCAGCGGGCCAGCTTTCGGCGACCCGTCGTATCAGTCCGAGACCGCTTATTACAACGGCGGCAAATTTCTCAATGCCCAAAAGGACAAATACATCGTCGTCCCGCCGCAGGTGCGCTCTATAGTGGAACCTGTTGTTATGGGATGTCAGGCGAAAGCGACCAATCTTACGTCCAGAGTGGTGAGCGATGCTGTCACGGGCGAGATCGGGCCTGACGATAAAACGGGTGAAGCAGCTTATTGCCTTGCCAAAATCCTTAACCCCAAGATCACCCACAATAGCGGCGACAAGTCGATGATTTACTTTTACGAACTGTGGCCGGGTAAGGCTGCCGTTGTTGACGGCAAGAAATATGCGCTTGAGCCAGCAGGCTAGAAGGGGTCGCCCCGCGCCGCTGATAGGGCTAGGAATCGTCCAAACACCCTGCCCCTAGCCTAGCCGCCCCAAACGTCCAGATAGGCACCAAGACCCGTTCTGGCTGCTCGCGATCACGCTCCGAAACTATGTTCAAAGGAACATAAAAGAGGGTTTATAAGGTGCTCATTTCGAGGCACTTACAG